CCCCGTGCTGATAAAAAGTTCAATTTAGATCATCGGCTTAATACAAACCGTTTAATAAATATAATATGATATATTGATAAACTTTACACGTTATTTACCAATCATCGTACTCATCCTCCTCTTCGTCTTCTATGTTGTCAGCCACTTTAATCAGATTCTTGACTTTCATGTCTGGCTGAAATAATAGATTGTCTGATTTTATATCATTTTGGGAGATTTTGAGACCTTCTGTGTATAGGAAGAATATCAAACTATAAATTTTAGACACTGGTTCTAAATATTTAGGGTTCTTACTTTCCTCCAAACATCGTCTCATCTTATTTAATCTCTTGCATGTTTCTATAGAAATTTCAGTTTTTCCTGTGACTCTTTTAATACAACAGATTTTCATCACTGAGTCAATATCCATTGAACTGGTGGAAACTCTGTTTTTGCTCTTCTTCAAGACAACTGTTTCATTCCTGTTAGCCCAGTCATTTATAATTTCTTCCATACCCTCTGGATTAAATGACATTTGAGATTCTATAGGGACATTTGATTCTTCGTCAATTTTAAACTCATACTCTGTGTTGTCAAAAATGCCTTTTGAAGTTTGTAATTCGAAATAAGAGTGACCATCAAGATCTATATCACTTTCTAATTCATTGTTTGACTCACCAACTGTTGTCATCAGACCTGTGACTAATGTATTCATTATCTTGAAGTCACTATCACTATATATATGAAATCCTTCTTCCTCTGATGATGAGTCATAATCATAATATTGAGAATATTCTTGTCTTTTATTCTCATCATATTCTCTGAGTATCTTTTTTATTTGCTCCCTTGATGTTGTTGGTATTTCTTTCCAAAAATCAACAAATATGTCATCTGAAACTAGCATACAGTCATATAGATCAACACTTTTGTCTCTACACACTTTTAGTATGTCCTTCCATCTAGATTTATACTTGTCTATATCTTTCTGTTTTGGTCTCTTACCGTTCCTATGAGTATATTCCTGTTCATTAGTTCTATTCAACCAATCATCATCAATAAATCTTTCTATAATGTTTGGTCTAATAAAATACTCATCATTATACTCTCCGATTGGTGTATCATCGAGCATATAAGTTATTTTCTTGTCGTTCTTTCTATAACCAAATGATTTGTTAGTGTTATAAAAACGTTCGGGTTCTATCATGTATTTATGAGCATTTTCATATTTTTCAATAAATGATAAATTGTCGACTTTTGTGAATATCTCTCTAAACTTCATTATAACTGACTGCCATCTATCCTGTTGAACTGATGTGTTTATTGAAGTGACCTTTTCATCATATCCCACAAAAGTAGTGGGCTTATAATCATGAACGATCACTAGCTCAAATTTTCCCTTCCATTTGTTGCCAGCAGTTTTCCTCTGTTCCTTAATCCAGTAAACATAGTTTCCAAATTGCCTCATTAAGTAGTTACCAAGAAAAGACGAAGGAGTTATTCTGAGATCGCAGATTATATTGATCAGTATTCTGCAACATTGATTAGACAAGCCACGCTCTAATATCGAAACCTCTAATTTATCTGATTCTATAATTTCTTTAATAGTTTTACCTTTATATTTAATATCATCATAGTCTAGCTCATTGTTTCTAGTATGTGAAATAACTCTTAATTGATTAATGGATCTCTTAAATTCTATATATTCAAGCAAGGTTTCAATCTCTTTTCTATTGTAATACCTACTATCAATCTCCTCTGATTCTCTTACATCAATCATCAATCCTGGTATAGTGTTGTATATCAATTGAGATCTATAGAAAGATTTAATGTCATTACTTTCTCCTCTCATAACATATAATCTTTCGGAAGTTTTCAAATTTTGTGCCATTCTTTTTATTAATTGGAATATGTTGAATAAATGGAAATTTTCAACTCTGGATATAGAACTTATCATCTCTTTATTGAATAACTCTGGGAAATAATCATTCAATTTGAATAAGTCTCTATTTATTGTATTAGGTATGTCTGGATTTTCTCCTAATAAAGCTAATATGATCTCTTTTACTGAGTTTTCTAAAGTTGTGTATTCTGGTTTAACTTGTGATTTTCTCATAAGAAGCTTAACATCAGGTAGTGACTTATATATGTTAGTTTTATCCATATAGTTGACTAAAGGCTCAGCAAACAACAATTTTGGCGGTTCTCCTCCTTCATTACTTAGTATTTCATTAACAACTTCTATCCATGTTTTTTGTTCTGTCTCTTCTCCAATGTTTGTTAATCTAGAGCTAAAGACCTTCGCACTTCTAACAGCACCCATTCTTCCTAATCTCAAAAACAATGGATACTCATTGAAGCTCAAAGCAAATGATTTTGAGAATAGGTTCATAACACTCGTGTGAATTTGATGATCGTAGTTGAAATCATCTTTCAATATACCCATTATATTATCAGATATATATTTCCTACAATTCTCATAATCAATACCTATATTGGATATTATCTGTTTAGCTCTATCACTCTGGTGTACAAATATTAAAGGCTGAATTTTAGAATAAAAATCGAAGTCATCAGAATTAAGTCCATACATTATATCTAAATTTGGTTTTACATAGCAGCATCTAACATACTGTGAATCTCTATAAATGGAATCATATAATTTAGGACCAATGACAGTGTCTATAACTGGAGGTAAGTATGGATAATTACCTAAGACATATGATCTAATTATGGGAAGCTGAAATTGATCTATGGAGTAGATTGTGTTTATATAGCACTTATTTATAGTGTGAGCTATGGAACATAGTAAAGAAGAACCGCCATTCTCTTTCATTTGAGATATTATCTGATATGAATGCTCCACCATTGTCCCATAAGATTCTGTATTTGTTATTTGATTAGCATTAGTAAACTTTATTAAAGGTGTGATGTACTCATTATATGTAAAAAAACAACTATTAAATTCTCCCACATACTGAGATATAGAGTCCTTTTTTGACACATGTATGTTCAATCTTTTCATAAATATTTTCATAAAATTATATATACTATTGCACATTGTTATTTGATTGCTTCTTTTTATAGTGTTTTTTATACACAAAGCCATGTAACAATCATCAGAAGAGACAACGAAATCGGCATCCCAAGAAGATCCTCTACCTTTTATCAGACTAGTCAATGTCTCAAGAAAGCCTTTCATTGCCATATAGTGATATAAAGAAGATGTGTAATGTAATATTCCTTGCCACATTCCTATATTATTTTCAAAGGATATCTCATCATTACATATTTTCTTAAGAAAGAGATCTAATTCTTTTTGTTCTTCTGTATTTTTATTTTCATCATAATTCATTAGTTCTCTTATTTTATTTTTAGGAAGTATTATTCTCTTGTTTTTCCATTTCATAAGATAACAAGATAACATATTCCTTATTTGTTCGTCATCTTCAAATAGAGTCCTCATCATATACATAAATGAAAGGGCATTATGACTAGGTCCCCATCTTGTTCTATCCAAATTAAAATGATATAACTTAGAATCTTTCATTTTATGTCTTAATGAAGAAATCTTAAACATTAATATTGAGTTCTTTTTGGTGCCTTTGGTTAACATTTCTTCTGGACAAAATTTACATACATACTCCGATATTCTCTCTAATATACTTTGAACCATTCTAGATTCTGAATCCAATATGTGTATCTCTCTGGTGCCTCCAATTTGATTTTTCCTAAAAACATCTGAAACTACTTGACAATCTTTCAATTGATTCGCAAAGTCAAATATTCGCTCAGGTTTGAGTTGCTTTGTCAAATTATAAATAGATTCGAATGCTATAGTCCTTCTAATAGGATTTACTTCTATAAGTTCAAATTTCTGATTTATTTTTGACTTTTCTGTAGCATCTAAAGAACTTTTACTTGTTAGTAGTTTGCTTATAGGAGGATTTGATGTCTGAGAAGATATTATCGCGTCTCTTGAAAAAGCATTTGTGTCTCTAAGTTCTTCTCTAATTAATTGAGAACACCAAACGACCAAATTAGCATCAAAATCACCAACACCATATATCTCATCATTTTGTGATCTGATAGAATCCTCTACATTGTCAAAAAGATTCCTGAAATCTTTCTCTGATTTCACAATCTTGTTCAAAAGTCTTTTCTCAGCGTGATATTTGCTAGGCATTCTATCAGGATTGTATATCATACAAAGATATATATTGTGCAAAAAGACATTCATTCCTGTTCTATGAGAAACTTTGACTAGAGGAGACTCTATATCCACTACTATCCTTTTATCTGGCCTGATCTTATATATTCCATTATATTTATTATACAAGAGATCTGGTAAGGATGACAAGTGATAGTTCATTATGGTGGCTTGCAATTTTGACCTAAGGGGTATATCATAAAATTTTTCTAATGAAAAATAACCCTTCAATGGCATTGTACCCAACATAAACATTGATGTATATCTAATCTGTTGTAACATTTCTGATGTCTTCTGAGAGCATTCCATAGCCAAGTAAAACATAGTTGTCAGCATATTACTATCATCCTGTTCGAAAGATTCTGTTAAAGTCAGATCACAGTCCTTAGAGATTGATTCAAGATAAGCGATATAATCCAAAAACAATTTGTTGAATATTCCTATATACCAGTCTAATCTTCCTGTATCTAATGAGAATATTTCAGATATGTAAGCACCATTTGACATCTTTGTGAATTTACATCCATAGTCAGATTCATGAGGCTCATCAAGAGTATACAAAAACATAAAATATGGTCTGTCTTCAGTCGTTGCTGCTATGTCAATTAGGTAAAATATTATTGAATTAGTTCTTTCTACTCTTGAGTACCACCATCCCTTCTCTTTAAATCTTGGTCCATTATATCCTATTTCCATACTCAATAATTGTATATATAGCGCCAATTGTATTTCTTGTTGTTTCATGATTTTATCTAGCAGTGACTTCGTCCCATGAATTTTATTGATTAGTGGATGATTGTCTCTGAAAGGATCATATGTTGACTTATTATCAGACTCTCCCAACCTCACGATTGATATATTATCTTTGAGACTGTAAGTTTTATTCTTCTTTTTCATTATTTCTTCATTGAAGACAATGTCTAAATCTCTTCTTTTCTTTTGACCTGGGCCTAAGTAAGATAGATCTCTTATTATATTCTTATCTGAAATTTTTAGCATTTTGCCTTGCTCCATTTCGTGTGAAAGAAAATTAGATATCACTCTGACCCTAACATCATCATAGTCAGTTATTTCAAATAGTTTCATAGAGTTGACAATAGCACTAGTTTCCATTGTAAATTCAGAGAATTTTAATAATGGTATATGTCTTATAGTATTTGAGCATCCCGGATTAACATTCATTTCTTCAAAATGTCTATGGATATCTTTGATACAATTATCTAAAACTTCCTGATCTGATGAGAAAGTGTTAGACTTTTTCATATCATCAAAATTAAACCATTTGGTTCCTGGAAGTAATTGTCTTTCTATGAAATAGTTCTCTGGTTCAAAATCTTTGATTTCTAGATTCTCGATAGTCCAGTTTATATTATAGTTAACTTGATCATTCCTTGATTCTTTCATTAGTTTTCTACCTTCCTCAGTTTTCTTGTATTGATTGATGACATCTTGAATCATGCGTCTGTATTTCTTATAACTCTGAAGCAAATCGCTATTTATTCTGAAGTCAGGATCTTCATTCGGTAGTATGGCATGGATGTACAAATCAACATCAAAATTACCAACTTCTTGTAGAAATTTACTAGGAACGGTATATTTGCTCTTCTTCTTCTGAGTTGCCGCATCGACATTATTAGTTATAGTAAACTCGTGTATATCAACCTTCACTCCATCAGTTATAACGACGTCAGGAGTCAGCCTCTTAAATTCATCAGGAAATTGTAGTCGAGGAAATAGGTCCATGAACCTCTGTTCTCTAGTATATTCTATATTGTTAGATAATTGGAAGACAGCTACTAATAAATTATGTCTTAATTTTTCAATTTTCTTGTAATGTTCTGCACTAAAAGGTTCATTCAAGCAAGCAATCAAACATCTATCATCCTTGCTACTCAAAAGTGAATACGAAATTTTAAGAGGCTGACTCCTGACGTCGTTATAACTGATGGAGTGAAGGTTGATATACACGAGTTTACTAGGAACGGTATATTTGCTCTTCTTCTTCTGAGTTGCCGCATCGACATTATTAGTTATAGTAA